CGTGATAGTACCTGATCATTATTTTTATGATGATGATATGCTGGACGTTACGTTCCGGAAGGAAAATCCAAGTAAGAGTGGAGGAAAGTTCGCTACTCGTCTTTCTATAAATTCGAGTTACAAATTCCCAAACTCCGACTTGCGCTTATGTTACTCACCAAGTGGTGGATCTTTTAAAGATTTGACTAAGTGGTTTCCTACGGACAAATTAACATCACATCAATTCTCACTGATGCACCGTCTTAAAGATGGTGAATTAGTAACAGCTCAAGGTTTAGCCAAAGTAGGTTTAGCTTCAAATGGAACGTGCGACTTTATAGGTGGTACGTATTCCAATTTGTCGATAGATACTTTTCAAGGCTTGTGCGGTGCTGTTTTGGTCTCCCATGGAGGGGGATCATGCATCACTGGCATTCACCTAGGCGGTCACACCGGCACCCCGAAGGGGTGTTTCGGCACACTATTGTGTAGTGACTTGGAACTAGGCTGCGCTGCTCTTCGTAAATTTGAAGGAGTTCTCTTGACGGGAACTGCTGAGAACTTCGAAAAGCAAGTGCTTGGAGTTAAAATCTTGACTGGCCGTGAATTACATCCTAAAAGTCCACTAAATTACATGCCACCAAATTCTCAAGTTGAGTATTATGGTTCCTGTGGTGGACAAACGACCTATAGGTCAAACGTGAAAGTCACTAAAATGAGTGAACACGTTATGGATGTTTTGGACGTCCCCAATTCGTGGGGACCTCCAAAGATGCAGCCCGATTGGTTTGGTTGGCAGAAATGTTTATCAAATCTATCCGTACCTGCTCTACCCTATTCGCATGAACTCTTAACTGTTTGCGTGCTCGATTATAAGGTAGATATGATGCCAATCTTTGAGAATCCATTATGGAATTCTGCTAGGCCCCTCACAGATCATGAAAATTTGTGTGGTATACCTGGTAAGAAATTTATGGATGCTATCAAATTGGACACATCTGTTGGATTTCCGTTGAGTGGTCCCAAAAGAAAGTTTATAACTGAATTGGAACCAACTCCGGATAAGCCCAACAATCGTGTCTTGGATCAAGTTATTCTTGATGAGATTGATCGTTGTGAACAGGAATGGACAAAGGGCTACCGCGCATACACAATTGCCAAAGCGTGTAAGAAAGATGAGGTTCTCTCAACTCTTAAAGAGAAGTGCCGAATCTTTTACGGGAATCCCATAGCACTCACATGGTGTATTAGGAAATACTTTCTACCCATATTGCGTATCATGCAAATGAACCCACTCACATCAGAATGTGCAGTTGGGATCAATAGTCATGGTCCAGAGTGGGAGCAATTCCACCAGCATGTTCTTACGTTTGGAACAGATACTATCATTGGTGGGGATTATGGTAAATACGACCAGAAGCTCCCTTCCCAGTTAATAGTTGCATCTTTTAGAATCATGATAGATTTTGCCAGAGTTTGCGATTATAAACAAGTTGATTTAGATGTCATGGAAGCGTTAGCAGGTGATGTTGCTTATTCCCTAATAGCCTACAATGGAGATCTTATAGGTCTCACAGAGGGTACCCACATTAGTGGGAACTCTCTCACTGTGGTTATCAATGGGATTTGTGGAAGTTTAAACTTAAGAGCTTGTTTCTATAGTTTATATCCAGCGACGATGTTTATGCCTCACATGCCTTTTAGAAAGTACGTGAAAGCAATGACATACGGTGATGATAATATTGGATCAGTTAGTCCAAAAGTACCAAAGTTCACCATCAAAGCAGTATCTGAGTTCTTAGCAAAATATGGTCAAACATACACTATGCCCGATAAGGAAAGTGAGTTAGTTGACTATTTGCCTTTGCAAGACTTTGAGTTTTTGAAAAGGGTTTCCGTTTATCATCCAGCTTTGGGTGTGCATACAGGTGCTCTCGTAGAGAAATCAATTCACAAGATGCTACATTGTTACATGCGTCCACGTAAATGTCCCATAACTGAGGAATTAGCTTGTGCTCAAAATATTGACACATCCCTTAGTGAATGGTTCAATCATGGTAGTAAAATCTATGAGGAACGACGTATTAGTATGAGTGAAGTGGCCCGTCTTACGGGAGTCACTCATCTATGCACGTCTCTAGATACTACCTATGATGAACGCGTGAAAAGCTGGAAGGACAAGTACCGACCAGAGCCTTAGTTGGCAACAAGGGCCAGTGATCACCCTTATAAGAGATTACGACCAGTTTACAAATCTGGTTCCGGACGGAAGCAAAATTGAAACATGTCATTGGATACCATACGATGCGACCCACTAGTCGAGAAGGAAAGGAATATGCCTCTCAATCTAAAGGCTTTGATATGTTGGTGTAGTGTTATTTAGCACGACTTTGCCAGTCACCAATCGTCCATGCTGCGAAACTTGAGTGAGATTCGCAGAAAATTTTATCACTTACTAATTATATGACCTCAAATAAAATTAGCGGCGGGTGCATACCCGCGACGGCGGATGCCGGAACTCAAACCCAACCTTTTCCTAAGGTGTTGGGTGAGTATAAAACGAACCACGATCAAGGTTCTGAAATTTATCATGAAGTCAGTGTGTTGCACACTCAGTTTCTTAGCAAAATCTGCGAAGACTCGTGCACTTTTACTCCTCAGTCTGGAGTTACTGACGATACTTCTATTATGAAGGTTGGAGGAAAATCACAGTACGAAAATGTGGAATTCTCTGATCAGCATGACCCCTATATCTATGATGTTGAAAATAGTGTG